ATTCTAAATAGTGTAAAACATTGGTGGTAAAATCTTTTTGTGAATTTTTAAGTCACAATTGTGCATTAAAAATTCACACCTTATCTCCTAGATCTCCTAATGGCTGTCAGTTTAGTATTAAAATCTTGTGCCAATGATTTAAGTATTGGTGCGTTTGGGTTGGGCTGTTCCCTAAATGCTGTTACAGGATAAGCAAAAGTTAAACAAAGCGCGTCTGCTTCGTCTGACGATCTTATTCCCCTCTTTTTCATGTCCTCCTTTTTCTCCATAACTAACCTAGAGTTGGAATCAAAACTATAGCGTATTCCACATAAATCCGCATGTAAGCTGTCTGTATCTGGTATTTGTACTGGGATATCCTCTAACCAATTTGCACATTTGCCCCACATTTCAGCTCGCTTATTTGAATACTTCTGATCATCTAAGCTTTTTGAACCCGCGTTAACCGCAACTACGGCCTCTTTATGGCCTAATTCATTTAGCCTATCTACAACCCCAGCTCCTAAGCCGCCCACATCTACAAAGACCTTTAAAGGCCGATATTGTTCAATCAAAGAATGAACAATGCCAGTTACCCCCATTGTGTCTTTCTTAGTATAACTTTGTAACCCAAATGCCACACGGCCTTGCCTAAAGATAATTGATGTGCGATCATCACCAAATCTTGCAGGGTCAACGCCCATAATTAAAGGCCCATATTTTTCGGCTTCTCCTTTTCTGGCACGCATCACTGTTGAGGAATCTATAAATGAATTCTCACCTTTAAGTTGGAAAGCTTCATTGGGATTACATGGATATTCCTGGCAAAAGCTCTTCTCCCCGTCTTGACCGTTAACTGATAAATCAGTAATCTTAAATCGCCGCCAAGCTATTTGCTCTAAGGTTAACCGATAAGCTTCAATTAAACGTAACTCTATATGGTTAGGTTTAAAGTCTGGCGGCACTGACCTTTTATATTCATCTTGCCAAAACCAAGGCACGAATACCGCAATAAAATCAGACATGCCACTTTCTGCTTTCTGCCACATTTGATGGAAATAATTGCCTACACCATTAGCGGTGGATTCCAGTATGATTTCTGTACCAGTTGCATCAGGCACCGCTTGCAGTATACCCTTAGTATGTTCTTGGGCGTTTGCCCAAAAAGCAATCTCCGAGCCATGGAATAATTGAATAGTGCTGGAACGACCGACCGCTTTGTTTTCGGCTGTTCCTAGTTTATATCCACTATCTAAGCGCCCAAAGATTAGCTCTTTAGAGTTGTTAGTACTGATATCGGGCTGAACTAAGTTTGGCGTGTTCTGGTAAAAACGCTGAGCCATTTTAAATAGGTTGTTGGTAGCATCCAGTGCATGTGTTAAGATAAAGCATTGTGTACCCTTATTGTGTGTGGTCTTATGATAGAAGCGTCCGCCCACATAAGTTGAGCAGCCCTGCTGACGCCCTTTCAAGATCAGCGCCCTAACCTTACCTGTTTGTAGTCTTTGCTCTTCTAATTTCTGATGGATATATTCTTGCGCTTTATTTAAAATAAACGGCGAAATCTCGCCTTGCTTAGTGCGAATTTTAAGACAACGTGATGCATAATGTAAAAAGTTATCTTTTAAATGCTGGCGTGTTTTAATCTCGTCTTCAGTCATTTGTTTTTAGCTATTGTAATTTTTTTTCTTATTCTTCTTATCGCCTTACTTTTAATTTCAAACGGCCGAGACCAACTCACACCAAAAATTCCAGCTATTTCTCTAAGGGTTAAACCATCCCTATAATAAAAGTTTAATACTTGCTGTTCTTTATCTGGTAGTTGTTTAAGATAGTCCGGCAATTCTTCTATCTTTAAAGGGTTGTCTTGTACAAACTCATTAATTAGTTCTAATAATGCTACCAAATTATGCTTAGTACTATTGTATCCCATTATCTAGCCATTCCTTTTTAGTTGGTAAAAACCTGTCGAACATAACGTGGCTAACCCCACAATTTTTACTAAAGTTAATTATTACTGCCTGTTCGCCGGGAGTTAAATCATACCAAGGGCAGCTATAGTAACGAGCCCATATTTTACCCTCCTCTTCATCCATCCTTTAATATTCCTTCTAATTTTTGTTTAAATTCTGCCAAAGTAATTGGCGTTGCATCGACATCATCTGGCATCATAAATTCATATAGCATTACAGCTATTTGATATACTTCTGCATCATTGATGAACATTTTATTTTAAAAGCTCCAATGCATCCTCATGTTTAATACTAACTGTTGATTCGCTATGAACTCTGTCGCCGTAAGTTTTTGGTATTAGTTTTGATGTTAACCATTTGCGAGTGTCAACCCTAAGTCTTGCGTGTTGTATTCCTTCGCTGGTGTGTTGTTCTTCGTCACAAATATCTATAATTTGTTCTGCGAATAAATCCGCCTGAATAAGCTTGGCCTGTGCGTAATGTGCAGAAAACTCAGGGTATTTATAGCGCCACTGCATAAGAGTTTCACATGTTGGAAAACCTTCGTTATTAGCGCACATGCGTCGCATACCATCAGTTGTTGTGGCTACAGCATCGCAGATACGATTTGCTAATTCTTCGGTATATTTCGTTGGTCTACCACCAGGATGCTTACCTTTTTCTTTTAGCGTTATTGGAGGTAGTTTTGCTATCTGTTTTTTTAACTTCTCTTGGTTCTTCTTTTTGTTTGTCATTAGTGACGTCCTTGTCTATATTCTTTGTTGGTTCTGGTATGATACTATCTTCGATTGTTTGCGTGCCTGTGCCTTTACAGTTTCCACACTCGCCCATTACCATACCTAGTTTCATAATTTTTTTATTGCCACTACAGCTTGTACATCTGCATTTCATAGTATTAACCTCCTTGTTATATTATAGTTTATTAATTATTTACAAAGTATGCCGACTATTCCACCCAAAGCAGCTATTAAAAGCGCCATAGTCCATCGATGGTTAATGTCGATGCTTTCTTTTAAAAGGTTAAATTCATTTTTAGATGTTACATTTTCTAAATCTTTTTTAATTAAATCAAATTTAGCGTCAGTTCTTATTCCTAAATTGGTTAAGTCTTCTCTGGTGACCAAACTCTGTAAATCTTCTTTAGTCGCAACGCCCTCTAATACAGAGGTCAACGCCTCTGTTTGTGCTTTGGCTTCTGCATCTGTTGCGCCATTAGCCTTTAAATCTAAAAAGTACTGTAATGCTTTATTTGTCATCTTTAACCCCCTTTTTTGTTATTATCTTCTTTTTTTATTCTTTCTTCCAGCCAAAATCTAGCCAAACTAGATGGCGACATACCCCTTTTACGTGCAAGTACGCTTAATTTATTACGCGTTATAGCTGTCAATCTCACGCTTAAAGGAGTTCCTAATAACTCTTTTTCTGTTTTATCCAACATTTTTATAAACTACCTCTTGACATTGTATCGTTTTGTATTACAATGTAGTTATTATTGCACAAAAACATAAAAATTACAAGAAGGAGAATAATAATGCCAAAACATACCATACTTACTTCTTATTACTGTGCGCCGATCCCGCAACGCCAATTTGATTGGACCGCAGTACTCGACGGTTACGACGGGGCAGAAGATGCGGTACTAAAATATAACTGTTGCGGAAATGGTGCTACTGAATTAGAAGCAATACAAGATTTATTCGATAGATTAGAACTACTAGGAGAATAATAATGATAAACGGTATATACGACAATTTAGATATTAACGAATATCACGCAGACAATAGTATTAGCTCAACTGGTATCAATTTGATACTAGATTGTCCTAAACGGTATTACTATGAATATCACGTAAAACGTACAGAGTTAGACGAAAAAGAATTAAAGAAACAAGCTGAAAAATATAAGCTAGGACGTGCTGTTCATACACTTGTATTGGAGCCTAAAAAATTCGATAATACCTTTTATTGTATGACAGAATCAGTGAATTTATCTACAAAGATTGGTAAAGAAATTTACGCACAAGCTGAAATTGCAGCTAACGGCAGAGATATTTTAAGAACTGGTGAATGGGAAGACATCAAAGACATGGCTAACGTTATATCTGCTCATCCTATCTGGAATGAACTTAAAGACGGTAAAGTTGAGCAATCTATATTTTGGGAAGGTGGCACATTTGATACACCACTTAGATCAAGACCAGATATTTTTAATGATAAATTAATAATCGACCTTAAAACTACTGATTCGATTAAAGCATTTTCAAATTCTATTTATCAGTATGGCTATCATAGACAAGCAGCTATGCAGATAGATGCATTAAAACAATTAGATGGTAAAAAAAGATTCTTTGCCTTTTTCGTAGTTGAGAAAAAACCGCCTTATTTAACAGCGTGCTTTACTTTAGACGAAGGCTCATTAGCACAAGGCAGACTAGAATACTTAGATGGTGCAGCTTTATATACCGAATGTGTAAGGTATAAAGAGTGGCCTGGGTATGAAGAAAAATTCCAATTAATATCATTACCTAATTGGGCAAAAATGAAAGAATTAGATAATCAAGCAGGAGGATTAAAATGCTTAGCTCAAATGTAAAGCCAATTAAACCAAAACAAACGTTAACAGAACTTTTAGCGGATACTGATAGCAATATCTATTACACCCTTAAAAATTCGATTTACCCTGGGGCTAAAGATGAATCTATAGGAATGGTTTTAGCATACTGTAACGCTAAAAAGTATGATCCGATTGCTAAACCTGTTCATATTGTGCCTATGAGTGTAAAAAACAGTCAAACTGGCAGTTATGAATATAGGGATGTCCTTATGCCTGGGATTGCATCATATCGTATTGACGCTGATAGAACTGGCCTATATTTAGGGATTAGCGAACCTGAGTACGGTCCAACGATAACAGAAACGATAGGAACAATGGAAATATCTTATCCTGAATGGTGTAAGATGACTGTAGAAAAATATAACCCTACTAGTGGTAAGAGTTCTTTCTTTTCTGCTAAAGAGTATTGGAAAGAAAACTATGCAACCAGAGGAAAAAATGAAATAACCCCTAATGCTATGTGGGCAAAAAGACCTTTTGGACAAATAGCCAAATGTACAGAAGCTCAAGCACTTAGAAAAGCCTTTTCAGATGTTCTTGGTGTGCATCCAACCTTTGAAGAAATGGAAGGCAAAGAGCCGAAAGATATTGTTAGTGTTGTAGATCTAGTTGATGTTGGCGCTACCATTACTGCCGAACAATTAGAAATTGTTAAAAGCAAAATAATATTGTCGGATAGCGAAGAAATAGCGTTATGTAATTATCTAAAAATTAATAGTTTAGATCATATGCTAGCCAAAGATTTTGCTGACGTCATAAGGCAGCTTGATAAAAAAATTAATAGGCAACAAAAGATTAATAGTTTGCCTATTAACAAAGTGTTTGAAGAAATCAGTACAAATGACTTGCAAGAGGCAAATTAAAATATTACTATTACCCTGCATTTTTTTATTCTTAGATCTGTTAGTGATTTGAAAGACCGCTAACAGATTACTCCTGGCCTAAAGGAGCTTCTAGAACTCCTTTAGGTTAGCTCAACGGGAATATCCTAAATTGTTAATTAATCATGGCTGATGTTTAGCCCTTACGGTCCTCCCTGGGTTTCCGTAAGGGCTAAATTTTTTATGTCTATTAATGCCTACTTCTTTGTTGCTCTAAGATTTTTCTAAGATACGCTCCCTTGTTTTTTATTTGGATCCCTTTTTTCTTTTCGTGTTCCCTCATAGCTACAATAATTTCAGTTAGTGCAGTAAACCCAAACTCGTTAACCCACCTCTCTACCGATTTCTTATTTACCTGCATCATCAACAAATCATTTTTTATATCAATTTGTTGCTCTTCTATCATATGATAGTTTGTAGTAGTTAATGATTGTGTTAAATGATTATGGGTGGTCTCTCTAGGTACACCCCCCCTGGTCTCTCTGGGTACAGCCCCCCTAGTCTCTGCGACTATAGGTGAAGAATTATCCACAGGGTTATCCACTGAAATTGGCATGTTATCCACATAGTTATCCACAGCGTCAGTATAAGTAGGCATTTGAATAGCTACATGCCTTGGTAGTAGTGACAGGTTAATTTTATATTCGTTAGCTTTATGCATTTGACTGTTGCCTTGCTTTATTAAAACTATCCGTTTTTTATCTAACAAAGCTTTTATAGTTCGTTGAATAGTACTCTTAGAAAACTTAAGTTCAGCAACTAGAGTGTTAAGGCCAGGATAAATATTAGTTCCGTCCTCGCTGGCATATAAGGCCATCCTGGCGTAAACAGCAGTCTCAATTCCTGTTAGTCGATACTTCCCGTTAGAACCCTTGGCCTGGTCACGAAACGCGGCCAGCATTAACATAAAACACATGTAATTTACTCCCTGTAAATAATTGGCGTTTGGTTTGACTTTAGTGGTTAATCGGCTGATACTTTCCCTTTATCCATGCAAAATAATTGTGCCCTAGGAACACAACTCCGCCTAGGGCGTTTTTATATTAAACTCTGTACTCTTAAAGCCGTCAATTATTGAGATGATGGCCTAGCTCTTAACACTGATGGGTTACTATAAGAATAGACTACTGCATCTGCATCATAGATTGTCACTGATTGTCCAGAAGAAGGGGTAGTAGTAGTTTCTGTAGATGATGGGCTAAGAGTTAAAGGAAAAATCACATCAGTTAAATTTTGTTCTTGTCGTCTAAGATGTGCTGAACAATGATATAATAATTCTGGATGTTCATGATGCTTATGATGCTGTTTAAATTTAGCCAATGCTTTAATCACTAACATTTTTTCTCTAACTTCTCTAGGTAATGATGTTAATGAGGTAGCACTAAGAGATATTGGAATAGCATCGGTATGTTGACGAGGTAATAACGGCGTATCTTCACAATTAAATTTAGTTTGATTTTTAAACGACCATAGTAAAGATTTTTCTAGATCAATGGTAGATCCATATTTTGATAATGCTTGTGATCTCTGAATAGTTTTACGCAATTTCTTTTGTAATAATTCTTGTTGCTCTAAAAACACTTCTAAATCCGCATCGTAAATTAAAGCATCTAGCATACGTTTCCAATCATGAGGGTGTGAACCGAAATCATGTAGCGGTGATCTCCTAAAATTTCTAATACAAAACTCTATTACTTTTCTAATGGTATCACCTGTTATGTTATAACCTTGATTCTTAAATGCCTCTATTAACTCTTCTTCTCTTTGTTTAGTTAAATAAAAATCAGGATCGCCATATTTAAAATAACAAAATGCTTTGGTCATCATACGTGAACAAAATCCAGTAATACTTCCGCCTGATGTTATAGCTGCATATAGTGTAACCAATGATTGAAAACTATTTGGAATGCCTAATGCTGTAATAATACCATTTAAAAATTGAAAGAAAGGCGCGCTTTGATAAAACAAAATACCACCTGCTATACAGCCAACAGATGTAAGAATGACTCTAAATGTACTTCTAGTCGGATGTTTTCCTGTTAAAACCGCCCCCAATTCCTCTTTTAAAAAAAGAAAAGGGAATAACAGTAGATTTATAAGTTGTGCATTTAATAAATAATTTGTCATAAAACCTTAAAGTATTGTGCATCTGTTTTTAGGCGGTCTTGGTGTATCTTTATGCACCGTAACTGGAGGCAACTCTAATACTGACATTATTTGTGGAGTTGCTGGAGGCGCAAACGTACCACTAGTTGGATGTCTAGTAGTTGGAGCTTGTGGGCTGGTAGATGGTTGTAATAAATCAAACGTTCCAGATGGATGTATTTGAAAATGTAATCTACGGTTAGCCACAGGACGTGCAGTCCATCTACAATTTGCCTTATAATATGGCTCTGTACTATCAATCCTCTCTATAAAAAACACTCGTCCCTGATGAGGTGGTGCTCCCATATCTCTAAGAAAAGCAGAATAGGAATGGCACCAATCTTCACAAACTTTTGCTCCAATTGCGCCAAAATCTTTGTATGAGGGGTTGTTCGAATTGTAACAGCGATCTCTTATTTCCAACCATTCTTGATACGCTGGCGTAATAATAACATCCATAACGCTATTAGCTTCGTCATCTGCACTGCTACCGCTAGATCTGGGTTCTCCAGTATACATCGTACAGCTCTCCTCTTTTTTTATATTTTCAAGAAAGTATAGCGTAAATATGCTGACAAGTTAGCAATCTACCGCAAGCTGTTCAAATTTTGAACAAACGAGGAAACCTCGGAAATTTCAGCAAACAGTTATCTTATCCACAGGGTTATTAAAAGATTTTGTGGATAAGTTTATTTACAAGAGTGTATTTACTTTTAATTATTTTTATCTTACGTTAATACTTATAATAATCATATAAATTTTAAAAACATATAAGGTGGAGTAAAAATGAGTAACGGTACATTGTGTTTATCACAAATTAGTAAATTAGTTGGGATGCATGGGGCATGTTTGCATGAAAGAGCAAAAGCTAGAAGAACTAAGACTCAAAAACTGTCAAGGGGGGGGCAATACAAGATTTTATTAACGCCCGAACAAATAAAAAAAATAATACACGATCGATTTAATCCTTTAAGCGGGAAAGTAATTTATATAGGAAATTTAAAAGGTGGGGTGGGAAAAACTACGTTAGCATATTTAACAATAGAGGTGCTATCCACACTAGGTTTAAAAACTTGTGCTATTGATTTAGATATTCAAGCAAATTTAACCAGACAATTTGATGGCATAAAAGCAAACCCTCCAGTATTTGCGGACTTGGTAGATAAAAAACTTAAAATAGAAGATATAATAATTAAATTAAGTCCTACTTTAGATATTATACCATCTTCGTTGAAAAATGGTTTAATTCAAAAAACGCTATCCCACGAAACCCCGAAACATTATTTAACGTGGTTTAATTCATTATGCCTTTCATATTTACGATCTAAATATGATGTTATTGTCGTAGATACTCCACCCAGTTTAACCACTCTAAACTCAGTATTTTGTTTGTGTTTACAAAGCACTGATAATTTATTGATTCCTGCTTGTGCCGATGAGTTTTCTATAATGGGCATAGAAATGTTTTTAGAAGACGTAAAAACTATCCGTGAATCTTATAAAACCAATTCAGAACCAAAAACAAGCATACTCATAAATAAATTCTTTCAGAATCAAACTAACAACATAGAAATGTTTGCCAAAATAAGCAAAGCATATCCTAACTTGTTATCTAAAAATGTAATTAAAGACTGCGCAAAAATAAGAGAAACAACTACCGATAAAAAACATATAGGAGACGCAACCAGAAAATCAGAGCTTTTTGATGTTCTTGTTACATTATTAAACGAGTTTAATATTTTAAAAAAAGTGAAATAAATAATGTCTGTCGATATAGATAAAATCTTAAAAAAAGCTAAAGAATTAAACGCGAAGAAAAAAAACAAGCCACAATGTAACTCTGTTATTACTGGCTTACCGGCTGAATATAAACCATGGTATCAAGGTGATAACTTTTCTCCTGAAGAAGCTGAGAAGCTAGAGACAACCTCTCAACCGCTGATCATGGAAGTTTTGGTTACAGCGGCTGTTGAGGATAATTTGGAAGTTACCAATCTTAAAACCATTTTCAAGGAAGATAACTTTATGGATAATGACGTAAAAAAGGATGAAACTCAAGTAAAAATAAATCGTACACAGATCGTACACAATTCAGGCACAGATCGTACACAGATCGTACACAATTCAGGCACAGATCGTACACAGATCGTACACAATTCAGGCACAGATCGTACACAATTAGTACACGATTCGTACACAGATCGTACACAAACGGTACTCAAACAGTACTCAAACAGTACTCAAACAGTACTCAAACGGTACTCAAACAGTACTCAAACAGTACTCAAAGATGACTCAAACAGTACTCAAACGGTACTCAAAGATGACTCAAACAGTACTCAAACGGTACTCAAACAGTACTCAAACAGTACTCAACAAACAGTACTCAAACAGTACTCAAATCTCGACTTAAGTACGGTAACTGGCAGTCAACAAGAATTACTTTTTTATATATATAATTTATGCAAAACAGGAGGAAGCAAAATCACCCCTCCATTAAGTATAAAAAATTTTTGTGAGAACACTGAGGTTAAAAAAGGTACTATAAAAGCCGCATTAAATCGATTAATTGAAAAAGGATTTCTAACAAAAGAAAAAAGTAGAACTGGCAGGTGCGGATGGATTTCTTATAAAATTCCAGACCAAGCGTATAAAGAATTACTTAACAATGGTGTACCATCACCTTCGACTATAAACGGTACTCAAACAGTACTCAAACAGTACTCAAACGGTACTCAAATCCCCGTTAGTAGTAGTAGTATTATTAATATAACTACTACTACTAACGGAAACGGATTTCCCGAAGAATGGAAGAACGTAAATTTAGATCTCTTACAAGATATTGGGTTTTCTGAAAACCATCTTAGACAGCTTTTTAATTTTAATACCCCAGAGCTAGTCGAAGAATCAATTAAGCATTTTGCTTTTGGCCTTTTGAATAATCCAAAAACAAAACAATACCCAAACCCAATAAACGTGCTAATGGGAGTTTTACGAAAAGGTCAAGCTTGGGTTGAAAATAATTATAAATCCCTGCAAGAAATAGCTCAGGAAGAACTTGTTGCACGTAAAAAAGCAGAAGCAGAACGATTGGTAAAGCTCGAACAAGAAATTTATAATGCAGAATTTAAAATATGGGAAAGCGGATTATCTGCAACAGAGCTAAAGGCCATTGAGTTTGGAACACAATATCTCGGCCCCCTAAAAGCCAGGTTAAAGGCATGTTTTGATAAAACCATATGGCCAACCAAGCAAAACAAACCCTAACCAAGGCCGTTTTTAACGCCTTACAGCCTCTTTCTTTAGGTAACCGCTACCTACCTAGCGCCCCACAAAAATAATGGCTAATAAAGCGTTTAAATGAGTTAGTGTATTTGCACGGCTCGCGACAATTTAGGGAACAGTTTTTGGTAAGTTGATCCTGTTACCCTATATGCTATAAAAAGTTAATAACATGGGAGAAAAAAATGCTCAAGGATAAAGAACCTCCACACCCTGGAGAAATACTACTTAGGGAATTTATAGAGCCTAACGATATAGCGCCACATAGGCTAGCTAAGGATTTAGGTTGGCCATATTCAAAACTAGAAAAACTTATGGATGGAGAAATAAACCTTTCTATCGACTCTGCTATGGAATTAGCAGAAGTTTTAGATATGGAGCCTGATTTTTGGGTAAACTTACAGGCCAAATGGAGTAAATGGCATGATAATCAAGCGCTAATAGATGAGAACCTTTAACACAAAATATCCGTGTAGTAATGTGAGTATTGTTCCAAACAAATACACCACATTTTTTAGGCGTTTAAATCCAGAGGTTATAGCAAACTCAAGGTTTAAAATATGCTCTTTAGTTGCGATAAGGCGTAAGTCGGTTTCACCAGCGAGCGCTAAATTACGAGCTAACATTTTAGCTTGGTGCTCTGGGAAACCAGCTTCAATAAATTCGTCAGTTTTTAATAACATGTTTATTTTCATCCATAAATTCCACTAAATCCGTTTAATGTTCCACGCGGAACATATATTAATCATCTCTAGAATGCTTGCTAGGTGGTAATAATTTCTCAATATCTATTCCTGTTTCTTTCTTAACAACTTCCTCTATAACTTCTTCGGCAAATTCAGTACCAGGATTATCAATTTTTCCAGTATACCAATAACAAACACCAGAGAAAATAACAGAAAGAATGATAATCACAAAGCAAATTACCTTGGTGTTTATTCCCATAGTAATAATTTTATCAACAAGATTATCAACACAAGGATCGCTCATTTTTTAATCCCAACAAAGTTATTGTAGTTAGTAATATATTCATCAATAGTAGCTTTACCACCAGATGTATTATAATATTTTTTATAGTATTCTGCTTGAAGCTCTAACGTCTTAGGTATAGTCTCTGATGCTCTATGATAATCTAATCTTGCCATGGCTGTTGCATAATAAAGATTGTATAACATAATATCAGCCGTTGGGTTATTAGGAACATTACAAAAACTTATTATCTTATCTACTAAATAATGATTAGATAAATTTAGATGTTTCCAAATATCGTCATGCGTAGGTGGTTCCATCTGATAAGGGCCGACTGCTAAAATATTTTTTTGCAAAGACGCATATAAATCTGGGTTGGTACCTTCTTGAAATAAATATGTACCGCCTCTGGATTCTTGAGCGCAAGTTCCTATAAGTAAATCTTCGGCTTCTTGGCTATAAAGGGTTAATTCATTTAATACGGGCTGGATTATTAGTTTTCTAAACTGTAAGTTATTAAACATTATTTAGGTTCCCTCCCAAGTATTCCCTAACGGCATTAATCGCCTCATCTAGAGAGTAGCATACAACAGCTTTGTATGCTCTGTCATTTAAATTATCAACCCATGTTTTTTGATATTCGGAGAGACGGCCATTTTTAGATTTTAATTCTATAAACAACCCATGATAGCCATTGCAAGGCACGGCCATGAATATATCAGGTACTCCAGCCGTAACGCCTTGCGCCTTGAGGTTTTTAGCCTCAAGACAATTTCTACTGCCCCCATTAGGAACAGCAAAAGTAATAAGACGTATACGGGGGTAAAGAGAAATCCATTCAAAGAATGCACTTTGGATCGATGCTTCTGTTGTCTCTATATCCAAGCCTAATTAGCAGAAGGTGCGGCAGGAGCTATTGCGGAACCTACAGCATTTACAACATTTTCAGTGGTGCCTAAAGCAGAATCAGCATCGCTAATTACAGTACCAACAGTACCAGGAAGCTTAACCGAATTAAGCATGTCTAAAATAGATTTAGCTTCGGCTAAACGTCCTACTAAAGCATTGTGGTTAGCTGCGCTTTGTTCAATTGCTTGAGCTAATTGTGATACGCGTTCAATTAATGATTGCATTGTCATATTTATATTTCCCTATATAAAAAGTGCTCCCCATCTTGGGGAGCGTTAATCGAATATTCACACAGCAGGCGTTATGGCTATCCACGAGACGGTAGTTGCAGCACCTGGATCGGCACTAAAACTTACAGTTAATGTGCCAGCACCTGGAACTACTTTAGTAATTGAAACAGCATTAGTAGAGGCTAAAATAGAGGCTGTCACTATGCTAGTTGCCCCAACATTGGTTGCGGTATAAGCATTACTTGTTCCGCCACCAGAATAAGCGGCAGTAGTTGCGGCATGTAATGTAAACCCAGCATCAACAATAGCGCCCACAGTACCAGTTGCTTTAACAACATTACCGCTTACTAATGCGCTAGGAGCTAGCACAAAATTGGCAGTAGTAGCTGAAGGATCTGGAATTGTAAATGTTCTAACTCCAGCTTGAGATGCGTTCGTTACAGTGACCGCAGTATTTCCAGAGTTAGCGGTAGCAGCTACTACTAAATTTCCTTTGCTAGCTGTTGCTGGATAAGAAATAAAATCACCAGCTACGCCGCTAGATCCTGCCTGGACGTTTCCAGCAAAAGAACCGCCTGAACTTGCAGGGGTTACTAAACTGTAAACTAAGTTTGGGGCAGTTCCAGTAATAGATACGGCTAAGAATACAACGCCACTAGTAGTGTAAACTAGCGCCATATCGTTGTTTGAAACAGTTAATAGGTTTTCGTGAACAGCTTTACTTAAGTATCCTGTTGTCGTCACAGTTGCAACAGAGTCATTAGTATTTATAAAAACTAGATTAGGAATAACACCAGCTAACCCAGTAATGCTACTTGTAGCTTGTAAAATTGACATCTTCGCCCTCCATGGCTTTGATTAATTTATATTTTATTCAGCAGGATTTATTTTTTCTTAACAGCCTTACCAATGCGACCTTCCATTTTGCCGCCTTTTTTATTCATTTTTTCTTTCTTTTCGTAAGATTCTTCTTTACGTTCGTGCTTTTTCATTTTCGATGTCCTTATTAAAAATAAATTAATCTAAATTCATTATAGTAAATCTTATACAAACCCCAAAGATCGTCAAGAGCCATTCTCTATTTTTTTGCTTTAGATTTTTTGGTAGCTTTCGCTTTAGGTTTTACATGCTGAGGAAGCTTTTTACCTTTAGGGGTGGCAGATTCAAATTCCTTAGCTAATTTAGGATGTTTAGCGTACATAAATTTTCTTTGGGATAAACTTTTAAATGGCACTTTAATTCTCCTATGAACTGGTCGTTACGATAGGGGCAACTGTGTTTGTTGTTGTTGGACCAGTTGTACTGGTGGGGGCGCCACTACTTGTAGCCGTAGTTGCAGCATTAAATGCATTTATTCGAGCGGTTAATGTTGCCGTTTGTGTTGAATCATTATTAACAACCTGTGCCCAAAGAGCGGCTACTTGTTCTGCTAAAGTGGGAGGCGGAGGAATAGCAGCCATAGCGGCTTCTGCTTCTGCATCAATGGCCGCTTGAGCTAAATCCACATCAGTTACTGGAACTTGTTGAACAATACAATTACCCGCTCCAGCCGAAATATCCACAACCATTTTATATGTAGTCATAAAAAAACTCCTTAAGCAACTAAACCATAAAGTGTAAATGTTCCAGAGGCAATATTGCCTGTCCCCATAAAAAATTGAACAGCATTAACTGCCGCTGCTGCTGTTCTATATCCGCTACCATCAATTGGGTTTACATAAGGTGTACCCGTATATACGTAGCTTAATACACCTCTAATAAAACAATAACTAGCAGCGGAAGGATTAAAGATATAAATCCAACCGTTAGCACCAACACTTGTGCTCATATAGCCTGAAGCTCCATAACTAAAAAAGAGAGTTATAGAAGTATCTGACAAGCTAGAATTATTATAATAATCGCCACCATTAATTCCCACAGTATACCAAGAATAATTGCCTGCTCCGCTGTCGTAAGACGATCCGTTATTTGCGCTCGTTCTTAGAAGCATGGATGTGCTAGATGATGCAGGAATAATGTTCGTTAATAAAACAGCATAAGCAATATATGTATTTGATAATCCTGTAAAGCTTATACTAGCACTTGAAGAGGCCGAAACTGATGATATGGCCTGCCAGCTACCACCCCCAGCGGCTTGAAATGTTGGGAGAGCGCCTGCACCATTACTTGTTAATACCTGTCCTGATGTTCCAGCGCCTGCATTTTGTAAAGCACCTGTTGTGGTGGTTCCCCCACAAATAACGCCATATGCTGTTGTTGTTGCAATGCCAGTACCACCATTAGCAACAGGTAATGTGCCGGTTACTGCATTAGAAAGACCTATTTGATCCCAGCTAGCATCACCTCGCCAGAACGTAGTGTTGCTTGCGCTCGTGCCGCTATTCAAATTTCCTACAGGTAAATTGCCAGTTACACCGTCGGCTAGGTTTACATAGTTCCACGCTGGATTATTATTTGTTCCAGTATTAGTAAGGTATCGAGTCGCCGTAGTGTTTTTAGCAAGAGCAGACAACGTATTAGTAGCACTTGCATATAGGGTATCGCCTTGATTAAAGCTCGTTATCCCTGTTCCACCATAAGTTACACCTATAGTAGAACCGTTCCAGGTTCCAGTTGTAATCGTTCCAATACTAGCTAAAGATGATAATGTAGTTACTGCTGAATTAACTAGGGTGCCTGATGTAGGAAAAGTAACAGATGTAGTATTAGTAAATGTAAAAGTAGAGTTATAAGATCCAGATAAGGTTAAGCCGCCAGCCGTTGAAATACTACCACCCAAACCAATGGTGTACGCACCATTGTTTACCCCGGTGCCTCCATATGTTCCTGAAATTAGTGAACCATTCCAAGCACCATTAGTAATAGTTCCTGTTTGAGTAATATTACCTTGAACAGCTGTCGGTAGAGTAACTCCTATGCTAGGAACGCCAGAACTATCTGTTACCAAGATGCCGCTATTTGCTGAAGGTAATCCAGCTATAGTATTGTTGGCGCTGCTATATAAAATTTGATGTGCTGTTGTTGATGCAGGATAAGTGGCCGTACTCCAAGTTGGAGACGTACTACTACCAGACAATAATACCTGATTAGCAGTGGCCGTGCCAGATAAAATAGCTCCTGCACTTCCAGTCGAATAAAATATACCACCATTACTTGCTGTTAAATTAGCATTCAATCCGCCATTAGCTAACGATAATGGAAAAGTAGGGATAGATGAAGTTGTGGCTAGCGTGCCTGATGTTGGTAGGGTTACATTTGTTGCCCCAGTTAAAGTTAATGTAGCAGCATATGCTCCGCTAGTTGCAAAGTTTCCACCAACAGTAATCGTGTTGGATCCATTGTTAATACCAGTCCCTCCGTACGTTGGGGAAATGATAGTAGCTCCCCAGTATCCCGTTGAGATTGTGCCAACGCTAGATAATGACGATAACGTGGTAACGGCACTATTAACCAATGTTCCACTTGTAGGCAGTGTTACACTAGTGTTGCCAGTAACAACTAGTGTAGTATTATATGCTCCGCTAGTTGTTAGATTTCCGCCAAGCGTAATCGTGTTGGACCCGTTGTTTACACCTGTACCGCCATAAGTACCGCTAACAAGACTGCCAGTCCATGTACCAGTAGTGATTGTACCAAGAGTTGTAATGGATGTTTGGCCAACATATGTAGGATCTATATCTACAATAACACTGCCTGTGTTTGGTGAGCAGGTAATAAACCCTACTGTTCCACCGACACTCACAACGCCTGTGGCTGACGATTCAAACGCTGCCCAATTAGCACCATCAACAGTGCCTTCAAATACCCCTGATTGACTGTTAAACCTCATCGTTCCAGCACCACCAGAACGTGCCGCCACGTTACCTTGAGGTAATGTAATACCGCCAGTTCCTGGTAATATTGCATTATTAGCTAATCCAATAGTAACAGCACCAGTCGCGCTAGATACTGTGGTTTGATTAGCTGTTGCAATATTACTTGTTACCCCTGTTGGGGCGCCTGCTTGCCAAGTAGGAGCGCTCCCTGAACCATTACTTGTTAACACATAACCTGAAGTTCCAAGACCTGATACCGTTTGTATTGCACCAGTCCCATTACCAAGCAACACACTATATTGAGTAAGAGATGTAGCACCAGTTCCACCGTAAGGTACATTTATTGTGCTGCCAGCCCAGGTGCCGCTTGTGATCGTTCCAACTGTTGTAATACTAGTTTGTCCTACATATGTAGAATCTATATCAATTATAGGGGTAGAGCCACCGGTTGAAGTAATAAATCCTGGTGTACCCCCCACACTTAATACCCCAAGAGCTGAGGTTGTAAATGGAGCCCATGTAGAGCCATCAACAGTGCCTTCAAACACACTGGTTTGCGTGTTAAACCTCATCGTTCCAGCACCACCAGAACGTGCCGCAGTATTTCCTTGCGGAAGAGTAACTCCCGCGGCTCCTGGTAGAGCTGGATTAGATGTTACTCCAATTGTTATTGCGCCTGTGGTACTAGTAATTGTTAATGCTGTTCCTTGGGTTAAAGTAGCTGCGACTGGATCACCAGCTGTCGTTCCAATTAATAATTGTCCTGCGCCTAATACAACAGGATTAAAAGGACTGGAACCCTCGCTCACTAATATCCCGTGCGCAGTTGGGCTAACAAGACCAGAACCACCTTGAGATGTAATTAATGGCAATGACGGGATCCCAGCAACAGTTGCTAGTGTTCCTGAAAGTGGAAATGTGAGATCGGTATTACCAGTAAAATTAAATGTGACCGGATAAGCGCCAACGGTTGTTAAACTATCCGCAAGAGTTATGGTCGATGCACCGTTATTAACGCCAGTTCCACCGAACGTAGCTCCTAGTGGTTCAATCATATATGTTATGGTGCCAAGTTCAGTAATACCTTGTTGAACAGCAGGCGGTAATGTTCCTGAAATACTTGGTATACCATCTATATTAGTAACAAGTACGCCATCAGCAGCAGTTGCTAAACCAGTTATGGTATTATTTACAGACGAATATAAAAGTTGATTTGCAGTCGTCGAGGCAGGGTAAACAGCTGTTGACCATGTAGGGGCGGTATTCGAGCCTGACAGCAACACTTTATTTGCGGTTGCAATTCCAGACAGTATGGCGGCAGCTGAGGCGGTTGAATAAAAAATCCCGCCATTAGAGGCAGTAAGGTTAGCATTTGTTCCTCCATAGGCTAAGCCAATAACAGAGCCTTCAAAAATACCGGTTGTGATTGTACCAAGAGTAGTAATCGATGTTTGGCCAACATAATTTGGGTCAATACTAATTACTGGATTTTGCCCTCCAGTACAGGAAATTTTATTAAGAGTTCCTGTAACTGTTAACACTCCAACTCCTACAGTTGTAGCTAATACTCCGCTGGTTGGAAACGTTACACTAGTAGCGCCTGTCATATTAAAATTAGAATTATAAGCGCCAGTTGTTGTTAAACTGCCACCTAAAGTAATAGTTCCTGTATTATTAACTCCAGTACCACCAAATTGTTGATTTAAAGGAGCGCCAATAGAAGCAATAGTACCTAATTCAGTAATGTTTTGCTGAACCAATAAAGGAATCGTAGCTTGAAAACTTGGAGTGCCTCCAGAATTTGTAACTAATATTGCGTTTGTGGCTGTAGCTAAGCCTATTAATTGAGTTGCAGAGGATGCGTATATTAATTGATTAGCAGCAAATGCGGCATTGAGTGCGTTACCTATTGTCATAAATTAATCCCTTAATAAATTAAGTTACCACCCAATTTCCTTGTGGTGCGCCTAAAAGTGTAAAATTATTATTAGCAACACTGCACACTAAAGTCAGGGAATCACCAATATTGGATGATGCAATAGATCCGCCTGTTCCTAGAGTTGATGCTATATTACCGAATTGAATTTTTTGCCCTGCATTTTGCGCTATTGTAACAGTATAATTTGAAAGATTTATAATCTGTAGTATTTGTCCTGCTGCTGCAACCGTTGGCAGTGTATAAATAGCGTTAGCAGAGTTTACTAGAAAATATCCGTTATTAATAACCAAAATTTGCCCGGAAGTTAAAGTTGTCCAAGGGAGTGCCGCAAATGCTTGGGCATTAAATATAGTGTTGGCGCCATTTCTTAAGCCTACAACAGTATCACCAGATTCGGCAACCGTTGTAACAGGATTAAATTGACTAAATTTTGTAGACATTTATTACTCCTGTATAGCGTAAAATGCAACAGTAATATTTGGTGTACCACTAGAATAGAAATGTATTACATCGGTTGATTTAACCATTTTAGCGTTTGGGTTAAGTTCTGATGTTGTTGCTGCAAAAGTATTACCGGCGGGTACGGCTGCCGCTGCGTTAAGCGCTACAAAAACATTAGCGCCACTTGAATAGGAAAATACCGCCATAAATTTATTAAAGGTTGTAGCGGTTGGCGCTCCTACAGCCGCTGTTAAAGGAACAGCAACTGCTGTATCAGTATTTGTGGTTAGCGTTGCGGAATAAATGGTGCTACAAAACGGCAAACCGAAACCATTTACACCGCTTTTAGTTTTATCAATGTTATAATTTGTTGCCATTATATATCCTTATATTTTTAAACCCCATCCTTGGGGCATTAATTAATTAAACTATTCCTAAACGAGCATCCGCGGTCCAGTTAACGGCTACTGCTTGCCACGGGTAAGCGCCTGCACCCCAAACAATACCAAATCCATTTTGTCCAGTAGCGTTTGTATAGGTGGTGGTACTGGCTACATCCATAGAAGTGTTTATATTATAGGCTTGATTGTTATTGTTAACTGGATTCAAAAAGGTAATCGTTGGATTGTTGCGTATAATATTTTTAAAATAAATATAGCCTTGAATGGTGGCGTTACCATCATAAAGATAATTTTCACCATTACCTAATCCTACAGCTGTTGCAGGAACGATCCCTTGATTAAACGATTTTTGATAATAATACTGGCAATCTGCTAAAACCTGTAAAGAAGATTGCGGAGCTGGCCTCGTTGGTAT